CTTATCTAAATTAAAATAATCAACATCAAACAGGATCACATAGGTTAAAACTGGATGGTTTTATGTTTCTCTTTTACACCGAGATCCTTAAGATGCTTATCTATACGGATAATCACTATATCTGGTGTTAAAGATCCACTTGATGCAACCATCCTATCATATCTGGATATCAACGAATATATCACTGCCTGTCGTCCTTCTAGAAGCAAGTGACTAACATCTATAATAGTTTGCCTTCCAACTCCTCCACTAGTCGTGGAAAGTAGTGATATGCAATCATATTTCAGATTTCTAACAACGTTCAGTGTTCTAATGGGGTGCTGGATTTCAGTCGAGGTGACTATATTAGAGAAGAAATCAGTCCCAATGAATTCATCAACAAAGGTTTGCAAATCATTGGTCTCCCATGATAGTCCTTTGTTCACCTCAGCTAATTCTTCGTCAGAGATTCGCAAGAAACCTTCCATATAGTCCTCAATTGCTGATTCAAGAACTGGCTCCACTAATACTTCATCATTTTCAGCAATGTCTTTAATTTTGAAGTCATCAGGTAATCCCAATCTCTCTTTTGTTATCTGAGTAACATGGGGTTTAGGCACAATGAGATCTATGATGAATGATCTAATCACCTCAGGTGATTTGTAAGACAGATCAAACCCTTTAGCAAACACCCCATTCTTTGCAAGTAGACTAAACGGGACACCAAAAGAATTAAAGTCATTCAGAGGTGGCATTCTAGCCACACAATTCATCAAACCAGTCCGTATTGAAGAAATCTTGAAACCCGAAGTGTCCCTAAGGGTTGTCATATCAGATATCTCAATGTCACATTTGGGGGCAAATAGTGAACAAGGGAATCTTTCACTTCTGATGTTGAAACCACAATTGGGTGCAAACAACACCTTACCATCTCTACAAATCCAATCACCAGGATCACATTTTGCCATGAAACTTTCTAAGGTTGTTTGCGTTAATTGAAGACACTCACTCAATAGTTCAAATATCAATTCTGGGTCATCAAAATCCGTTTTGTAAACATCAAACCTGTTGAATGGATCATTATATTTCACTCTCAGTCTACTCCCACCTCTAAACACAGTCAAATCAAAATTGCCAAACCATTTCCCATCATCATAAGTCTGACGAACATCCCAATAGTGAAAATTAGTTCCAGTTGCTTCAGTCCATTTTACAATGTCTGTTACTTTCCCCACATACATTAAAGGAATTAAAAGTCGTTTTTTAACATTCTTACTTAGATTTGTGTCACTCATGATGAAATTTATTTGCTCCTCTGTTATATCTTCAAAAGATTTTTCCTGCAAATCATCAAGACCAGCCATCCCTGATAGAATGAAATAGTTGTATCTCATAAACATATCATCATATGACAAAGGAGGAGTTGCTATTGCTGCCTCACTCAGTTTGATGGAATGTGTTAATGAGATTGCACTGTTTCTTTCAGTTATATTCTGATAAGTGTCTCTAATATCTGAGGTGGATGTTCCATACATAATAGCTTTAAGGTTTCGGTCATTAAGAGAATACAGCTTGAGTAATAACATGACCACTGATTTAGTTTGATCCACTATCGACCCTGAGAATTGTTCTCTTGTTTCTTCAAGGGTGTCCTTGATCATGGGATAATATGTCTTAAGTATATGAACATCTCTAACTAGCTTAGTCTCTCTTTGCTCTGAAGGAGTTTCTTTCATCCACAAAAATCTTATGACATCAACCACTGTGTTGTACAACCTAGTCCCAATTTTAAACACTGATTGATGTCTGATTGTCTGAATTTCAAGGGCACTACGTAGTCTATCTGGAATTGGCGAGTATGACTCCCCTAAGAACATTTCATAGTCCATCCATTTGGGATAAAGGAATTTGATCTGTTTATCGAGATCATTATAAGTTGATTCATGTTTCATCAGGTATTCAACACAATCTAGGTATTTCATTCTTCTATCAGACCCATTGACATGGAATGCTTCAGCAGAAACAGAGGCTGAAACTCTCCCATAGTATATTGATGAAGTGATTGTCTTAACTGCTTCTTGAGCCCCTGGGACAAGAACCTTCTGCATGATTTTAAATTTAACATTTTCAACAGTTTCACACGGCTTGAACAATATTAAGGGATCTTTAACTATCATTGCCTCAACTTCATCTCTAGACATTAATCCCATCTCTGCTGCTCTCTTTATACGTATGTACTGTTGAATTGGACCAATGGATGCTTCAATTCTCAACAATCCACCCATCATAGTTTCACCTTCCTCAAGTTCCGCCATGGTCTCAGCCAACTGACCTTTAGCAATTTTATGTGATTGTCTGAAAAGATGTCTTGTCTCTTCATTGTACTCATTCAGAGTTCTGAATAGTTTGTAATTATAGAATTCTGGTCCAAACATCAACATGAGGGTGGGGTTAAACACTGGGTAAGTTCCCATGTGATAAGGTTTTGCTTGTATGTTTATGGATTCAAGACTATTTACCATTCCTGATCCAGTGTGATATATACTTTCACAATACCTCTTGTTCATCATGTGTGCCACTGAGTACAAATCCAATGTTCCACCATTCTCAATAATAGGCCTACATGCAGCATAGGATTCTTTCACCATTTTGAAAAATGAGTCTGTGTTTACTGGGTGAACTGAGGCCAGTGAAAACTTAATTAGTGTTGGGAAAAATGTTAAGTTAGACATGAATAATGAATTAAATTCTCCAATTATGGGATTTATACTACTTTTTGCTTTAGATGTTGAGCAATTGAATAGTCTCTCAGAAATCTCCTGACACTTCATAAACAGGTTAATTTTCTTGATAGTCAATGATACCAAGTGAACTTCCACTGAAAGGGCTGTGAAAGAATCATCTGATGAAAATAAATCAAAATGATCATTAGAATCAATCCCCATATTCTTACAGGCTTTTTCATATAACTTATCTCTGAATGAAATCATTGATGCATGTAGGTAGGAGGAAGTGTAATGCAAAATGCCTTGCCCCATGTTTTATTCATTCACGAAATAAATTTGAAGATCCCTAAGGAATTTCTCTTTTAGTGTTTGTAAATTCTTATCCTTTCTGTGTTCCAATTTGTTGTTGGGATCCAATGCCCAAGCTCTTATGAGCCTTTCAGGTAATATACATTTCTTGTTTTGATGCAATATTAATTGTGAGACGATATATGGAAATAAAGTTCCCAACTGCTCTTTAAATGGTGTGAAAAGGTACAGGAATTGTATGGGGACAAA